ATTTTGAGGAAGAATCTGTGGGATGCTAATGAAACCAGTGGACTATAGAGTCGCCACCTTGTTTGTTCAAGAGCGTCACTATAGTCCAGTTATGCCTAAACTCACAAAACATTATCTTGGTGCATATCAAGACGATGAACTTGTCGGCATTCTCACACTAGGTTGGGGTACGAATCCAATGGGAACAATCAAGAAGATGTTCCCAGAACTAACCACATCACATTACTATGAGATTGGTAAGATGTGTATGGATGAAAAGATGCCACGCAATAGTGAGACACAGATGATGTCTGCCACAATCAAATGGATGAAACAAAACACACCAGATATCTGGTATCTCTACACATGGGCAGACGGTATTGTGGGTAAGCCTGGATATGTCTATCAGGCAGGAAACTTCCTCTATGGTGGATTCATATGGAGTGATGTTTATGTCACTGATGAGGGTGAGAAGGTTCACTTTCGCACCATACAACGTAAGATGAAGAAAGAGATGGGTCGTGAAGATACCAAGTATGGCCCTCGACCTAGTGACGCTAAGATGGGTGAACTAGGGTTCAATCGTGTATGGGGTAAACAGTTTCGTTATATCTATCCTATGAATAAAAAGACACGCAAGTATCTAAAAAGCGACAAAAGCACTATGGATTGGACATTACCATATCCAAAGGGTACTGACTTACAGTGGAAGATTAAACGTGCTGGTGAGACTTCATATACGGTATCCAATCAGATACCATATTACAATGGAGCTAGTGTCAATCACAATTCTAGTAATGTAAATAAGGTTGCAGACAAATATGGCACTGCAACTCTTGACAGTTTCTTCTGATAGTGATATAAATACTCGTAAGGAGTAAACGATGGCGTTTCGATTAGGTATTGCAGAATCCAAGGCTGCTTGTCCAGCACCAATTAGACCACAGTTTGAAAAAATCACAAAGGGAATGGAAACAGAAGTTTTCTTTGGTGCAGACGATTGGAATGGTTCTAGAGCAAAACAGTTTGTATGCAAAATCTCAAAGGGTAATTTTGAGATTGCTCTAAAGACTGTCTACGACACATCACCAGATTTTGAATCCAAATTACAGAGTGGACGCCGAGTTATTAACTTCAGCATAGAAGGTTACAAATTTCAATTTCAAGAAAGTTCTAAACGCCCAGGCGCACCAGACGGTGGAACAACTCAACAACAAGAATTAGCATCATTGTGGATGATTGAAAAGGCACTAGGATCACCTAGTCGCATATACAAAGACATTGCAGACTTAAAGAGTGATAAGACAGGGTTTGCTCAGCTAGTAAAAATCTATCCAGACTTAGAAACCAATACAAAATGGATTAATGGTTTGATTGCACAACAAAACACTGTTGGTGACAAACTCAAAAGGGGCCATTACAAGGTATTCAATAGAGATGGTGGGTTTATGGACTTTATCACTGGCATTGTCAAGAATAAATTTGGTATATCAAAGAAAGACAGTTGGAATCCAGCAGACGTTTGGGTTATCAAAGACGAATCTAAAGTAATCAAACAAATCGAAGAAGCAACTGAAGGACGATATGCATCCATACAGGAATTAAATGCTGTAATGCGCCGCCAATGGGATGATAAAGTACTAAAGGGTATATCTCTCAAGGCAATTAGTGGTAAGGAAGCAAAGTGGGAAGAAGTGAATATCAATAAGGCACTATTCAACGAGGCAAATAAACCACCAGTATTTGAACTATCAGAAGCCACGATTAAACTTGATCTCAAAGCAACAAATCAATTTCAGTCACAAGACACTATTGTTCGTATTAAAGAAGGTAATGTAGAGTATAAGTTTCAGATTAAAATGAACTCTCGTGGATTCAGTAATCTAAAATTTGAACCAACACAGTCTGGAGCAGGAGCTGCACGACTTGGTAAAGTTCCTTTGGATATGCTCAAGAGTATGTTATCCACTGACTACAAATTAACATTTAAAAATAATAATTCATTGTTTCCTAAGACACGATTAGATTTTGAAAAGAAACAGGATCATTTTGCGAGTATGTGGAAGAGAGTAAGCAATGCTGGTGCAGTATCGAATATTCGTAGTGAGTCTGAATTTAAAGAAAACATGAAAACAGTGTTCACACTAGAACCAGACGTTGCAAATTCTAAACTCATGCAACTAGAATTCTTAGATCTAATCTTCTCTTTGACAAAAGAGAAAAGAGAAAAACTGCTCACTGATATGGTATTTCTTGCGATGAAAAAGGGAGAAATGTTCGGCCCATTCGCAAAACTCTATTGACAAATACCATTACCTGTGGTATATTATATATTAGTAATGATGAGGTAAAAGATGTTTGACATTGACGTTAAGAAAGATTTCGGCGCTATTGCTATCGTTATGGCAGTGGCGTTTTTTATTGGCCTAGGCGGTGGTTCATTTGATGCAATGATTTTGACAACATTACCACTGTATATTGGAATACGTTACTTACAGACGAAGGGGTTGATATGAGTGAACCACTATTTGATGTGTCACGATTTGACATAGAACAAGAGATTATGGAGATTGGCAACTTTGCCAGCATCCTAAAGAACTATGCTGACATGGTATATGATGGACAATGGACTTCTAGTAGTCAAGATGACATTCACACTACGCTACATGGTTTCGCACATCTCTTAGATGCCCATGCAGATAAGATGATGCAGTCTCACTGTAAACACTATCGTCTGAATGAATGGAAGGAGAATACAGACTATGAACAAACTACAGAGAATTCAATGGCTCAAGGAAAAACATCGTAAACTGCATAGGGAGTGTGAAGAAAATCCCTCAAAGGATTTAAAGAAAGAGAAACTGCTAATCAAAGATGAGATTGAACGATTGCAGTATAATCCAGATGAACATCAAGGTGGTGTTGAAAGTTTCGGCTAGTGGTATATAATTTATTTACGGAGAATTTTAAAATGGGTGAATTTGATGTTGCATTAAAGAGAATGCACAGAGTGGACAGTATCAAGAAACAGATACTACAGTATGAGAGTTTGTTATCACAACTAGTCATACCAGAGGATGATGTACCCTCTGACTATGTGTCTCATAAGGAAACAGGCATTGTCTATGACCTACGAGTATTGAGTGCGAACCTTGACCGCCTGAACGAGGAGATGAATGAACTTGACCAGTATTAGTATTAATGTAAGTATATCACAATTTCCTACAAGTGTTCTCATAACAGAACTACGAAATCGCATTGATGATAATCTACACGACCCAGAACCACAGGACGATCTTCTGCTAAACGTATTCACAGAAGAAGAGAAGAACGACCTGCTCGCTGCACTGAATAGAGTACCATATGACGATACAATAAGGAACGGCGTATGAGTGATAAGAAGATACTGTTTATAACAGACCTCATCGACCAGCGCCTGCGTAAGGAACAAGAAATCACCTATTACGAGAAGGAACTAACAAAAATAGAAGAGAAACTATTCTTTCTACGGAAAGAGAAACAACTGACCCAATTTATTATTGACATCATTGAGAAGGAGAAGGTTGTCGATTTAAGGGAGCAGATGTATGAGAGACTCGAAATCAATAGTACCAGAACTGATCAAGGAGAATAGTCCTATCATAGAGGTATGCAAGAAGCCACCTATCAAATTCATAAGGTATCAGTCATATGGACTTAAACAACTCTATGAACGGTTGGGAAAACGCAAATGAAATATACTCAAAGACAATGGGATAGAACAGTGGGCTGGGGGAAAGTACCAAAGGAGTATGATATGAGAACATTCTATAGTAAACATTACGGAGTGGATGAATACGCCAACCGTTCAGCTAGTGTATTCAAAAACGAAGAAGGACATTGGGAAGTAGACTTCTGGCTAGATGATAAACTCAAAGAGACAAGAGTTATGCAAACAGATGGCGTATACCATAACGAAACATATGCAGATAATGCTGCAGAGAACTATGTACTAGGATATATGATATGAACTGCTGGGTATGTAATACTGAACTTGTATGGGGTGGAGATCACGATCTAGAAGAGGATGAGACTCACTTTGATGGACATACAATCATAACGAATCTATCATGCCCATCATGTGAGGCATGGCATGAAGTATATCACGGTAAAGAAATAAAGAATGATTAAGTGGATAACACCACCATTCTATGGATTCTTTCTTATGATGATATATGCTGGATTCATGGGTAAGGATGGACTGAAAGAGTATCCAATAGGAGATGAACGCCTGCTATGGGAAGAGTATTTGATTATAGTAGGTATAGTGTATATGATTATGATTGTGAAGTGGATTATGAAGAATGAAAGTAATAACTCTGTGGGGTGAAGAAGAGCTCAATATTCAATCAAAGATGTGTAGAGAATGTAAAGAAATACTGCCTTTCACATCATTCGGATATAGAAATAAGACAAAGAATAAACCAGAACTACTCAACACTTGCAAGAAGTGTAAATCAACACATGATAAAGTAGTAAGGGATTGGAAGAAGTATAATCCACGACCAGATGCTGACTATAGATGCCCCGTATGTAAAGAAACATCTGCTGAGATAAAATCAAAGGGTGGATTCCATGAACATCAACCAAAAGACGTATGGGCAGTAGATGTAGATCATGTAACAATGATTGTAAGAGGATGGATATGCGACTATTGTAACAATATGATAGGACGTAGCTTAGATAGAGATTGGGTTATGAAGAGAGGTGCAAGATGGATACATGACTCTGAATCTATGTTAGCGGAAGTAAATCCCATAAGAAACCATGAAATCCCATGATTCCCCATAAGCATTAAAAAGGCTTGAAAAAACATGAATCTTTGTGCATTAAAGTCCGTTATTGACCGACTGACCGATAATTATATCACAGATATTCACAGAAGTCAAGAGAAAAATCAGGCCGAATCGAAGATTTTTTCATAAAAATTCACAGATAACCACAGAGAATTCACAGAAGTTCACCCTGTAAGTCATTGATTTCACAGGGTTTTTTTATTGCTAAGAAAGGCCTTGACTTGTTCTGAGAACATGGTATAATAGCTATATAATCAGAGAGAGGTTGTTATGGAAATTCTAGGAAAAGGTATGCACATTAAGAAGGGCACTGAGGTAATTGGTTTCTGGGGGGCTATGCATCCCTATGATGATGGCGTAGTTGTTGATGTTGATCCAGAGTATATCACAGTTGATTGGGGCCATAAGACAGGTGCTGTTCAACTGATTCGCTTTGAGGAACTCAAAGGTAACTGGTATACTGGTGATATCAATGGCGTTGGTATCTATGATGCTACTATGTAAGCGCTGTAACCCTTATGGGTCAACGGTTTGCGAGGGGCCAAATTAATTGAAAATAATTAGCAAAAGCCCTTGACAATCTCTTGACACTAGGGTATTATAGCTATGTAAGGTTGAGAGAATAGATTAATAGAGAGGAATGATTATGGAAAACATTTGGTATGATTCAGAGGTTTACAACGGTAAAGGTACTAAGACTGAATATGGTGATGGTAATGAGTATTACTATGGCCCAGAGAATAAGAGAGAGTGTCCTTGTGATAC